GAAGTTCCTGATACATCTATCCAAAATTCTATATGGTCATTAGTTGTATCTATTAAAATTTTATTAAGTGGTATTACTACTCCTGCATCTCCAAGAACACCTATAACTGGTCCTTCTCCAGTAGTTCCGTCATGTTTATGACCTGTAGCATTATCAAAGGCTTCTACTAACTGATTATATTCGTTGTTAAATAATGCAGCAGTTATTAAATCTCCATCTGAAAATGTACTTTGTCTAGTATAACTTGCCATCTATTATCTCCTACCTGAAGGTATAAAGTCTATATAAAAACCATTTACTATATATGGTGCTACTTTATTATTTGTTGATATTCTAAAAGAGTTACTATGTCCACTACCTTGCAATGCTACTCTAACCAAAGGCTGTTCTCCTGCTCCAAAAACTGATGAGCCAAATGTAGCTCCACCAAATAAAGAAGGAGCATCTACAGTAAATGTATAGTCTTCTGGTTGTGGTAAATCTGTACTATCGTAATCATATCTAACTCTTAATGTAGGAGTTATATCTCCTTCTGGAGCTATTGACATTTTAATATAGTGTAAAGTTTTTAAAGTTCCTAAGTCTCCGTAATCATAGTCTGGAGTTTGATATATTGCATCTATGTTACCACCGTCAAAGTTATTACCTGTATCATGTGTGTAAACGTAACCATTACTATCTCCGTGATAATAAACTTCTACTCCACTTTCATCAAAGTTAGAGTTTATTGTTGTAACTTCTAATCCTTTTGTTTCTGACCACTCAAATCCATTAGGTCTAAGTGTTCCTATAATTCCTTTTTGTGAAGCATTAGGTTCTCCAGTATTTGTATAGAATAATCTGTACTGTGATTTTTCTCTGATAACTAAACTATTAATTATAAAGTTGTCAATGTTTCTAGCTAAACTAACTATTACAGGCTGTATAGCTTTTGAAACTGTTCCTAACTCTACGTCACCAATTCTTGCTGTACCAGCTACTGTTCTTATTCCATCCGGTGCTAAGAACATTAAGTCACCACCAATCTCTTGAATACTGTAGCCACTTAAACAACCTACGTTTTCTGCGACAGGAACGATTGCTATAGGAGGACTATCATTTAGCCCACTATTTATATTTATAAGTTTATGAATACTATTCTCACAGAATATAAATAAGTCTTCACGGAAACCTTTAATACCTACTATTTGGTCAGATATTGTTACTGCATTTGTACTTGGAAAAGATGAAAAAGTATTTTTAGAACTATAGTATAAAGTATTTAAGTTATCTTCAACTCCTGCTGCTATCAAATGATGGTCATGAACTGTTACATATTTAACAGCTTTAGTACCTGCTACCGTTAATTCACTAGTAAAAAAAGTTCTAGTGTTTAAATTACCAGTACCTTCCATTCTAAAACTAAAAACAACATTAGCTCCATCAGCTATGTTTAACTCACCATAATCAAATGTAGCACCTTCAAATAAAGCAAAAGAACATTGACCTTGATTAGTTCTAGCTGTAACAGCTTTACCTGTAAAGGTTGTATGGTCATCTCCAGAGTTAGCAGATAGTTTATTTATCTGTAACCAGTTAGCTCCATCGTTACTAAAGTATATGTCATCACTTACACAAACAACTACACCATCTGCATAAGGAAAAACTCCTAAGATATTTTCAGTTGTCCCTGAAGGTTGTGAAGCTGTGACACCATCAATTTTATACTTTGTATAACCGTTGATACGTCTATAGCCACCTTCTGTAGCTACTTCAAAGTTTTGTAAAGTTTTTGCTAATCCCGGAGTTTTAAGTAAGTCAATAGAGTTTACTGACTTTACTAGTCCTCCATTACAAGCAACAGTGTAAGGTTGTGAACTTGGCATATTTTAAAAGTAGGTTCTATCGTCTGTCATATATTTAGGAGCTGGATTCATAAGATTAGATTTCATATGTTTCATTCCCTTTTTAAAATCTTCTAAAGCAAAAGCTGCTTGTTGTGGGCTTTCTTTAAATTGCCACACATAGTATCTAGCTTTAGCTGTTATAATATTAACATACTGGTCTGGTAATGCTAACGTATCACCATGTGCTGAAAGTTCTACAGGTTTTGTAAAAGCATAAAAGTGAATATTGTAAACTTTGTCAGGTATTGGACTTAATCCAAACTTCCTGTTATCTGGAGATTTAATTACAAACCTAGGCTCTCCATGTGACTGTGTATCTGCATCGTCTGCATTTTCACTGTCTCTATAATACCTTTTCCAGTCTGTATGTGTAATAAATTTTAAACCTTTAGAAACGTAAGGAGTAGTTTCTCCACTTACGTTTATTGTTGTAGCATAAAAATCGTCCCAGTCTATTGAAGCATAGTCGGTAGTAATGCTAGAACTATCAGCTTTTAATAAGTACCAGCGTTGTCCAGCAACACTAGGAACAGTTACGTTACCATAAAAAGGGTCAGTAGTTCCACTAACTCCTGCTGAGAAAAAAGGTAACTGTGGTTCTTCATTGGCTATATCAAATAAAGATTTATTAATTGAATCTTTTACAAATTTTTGAATACCTGTAGCGGCAGAAAAAGTTGAAGATGTTAAAGGAACTTCATTAAGTTCTCTCAATACTTCATTAGTTATGTCAAGATATGTTGTAGCCATTATTTTTTACCTTTAGCTTTTAATTTTGCTTTTTTACTTAAATCTTTAAAGTGAACAAGTTTTACACTTGTTTTAGTATGAGATTTATTTGTATGTAAACTTCCATTAGGCATTTTATGAGTACTGCCTTTCCATTCAGTTCCATCTCTTAAATAATGTTTAACTCCTTTCATACTCGTTCCTAAAAAAGTGGAGGGTCAATTAAGACCCCCCGAATTGATATTAGTCAATTGCGTAGAATGCACTACATAGAGCATCATCTCTAAGTACTTTCGCACCATAGACATGAAGACCTCTAACAATATCACCAAACGATGTTGGGTCTCTCAACACTTCTGTTGAAAGGATAGTGTTAGCAGTAGCAGTAGAACTCATATGTCCAGCCATAACTTTACCAGTTGCATTAGATGTTGCAGCGATATTGTTAGATTTGTACATATCAAATCCTCTTAGTTTTCCACTTGAAACTAAACCGTTTCTGATTGAGCCTTGACCAGCATTAAAGTCAACAGAAAGAAGTTTAGAACCAGATTGTGACAACTCTTCATAGAATGAAGGAGGTGCAACAAACCATCTACCTTCTTCAGGTACATTCTGGTCGTCTAAAAGTCTTGCCATTCTTGCCATAAGGTCAATAGCATCTACACCAGTTCCGTCTGAACCTAATAGGTCGACAGAAGCTGTAGTTTCAGCTACACCACCAGTACCGGCAGCAGCGTCTGCTCCGATAATATGGTCAGGTCCTGAAGCTGATACACCAGCAAACATAGTTGCTAAAACAGCAGCGTCATACGCATCTTTAAGAGCATATGCAGCAGAGCTTGAAGCAACTTCTTTGAAGTTCACATGTGACATATTTGTTTCAATATCATCTACGATGAATTTGAAAGCTTTAGCACTGTCAACAACCAAAGTTATTTCTTGGTCGGTTAGTTTTGTGTCAGTAGTATCGCTACCTCTAGTGTAGTCTGATACTGAAATGACAGGTTCTTTGATAATCTTTACAGAGTCTCCGTAAGCAGATATTTCACCGGCATAGTCGGTGTTAGTAATAGCTTCAACCACTGAGGCTTTTCTGAAAAAGTTTAAAACCTTTTTAGAGTAAACCGATGGTAAAAAGAAACTATTTGTTTGTCCTGCTACGGAGTTTGCAAAGTTAGCATCTGTATCTGATGAGGGTTCAAAATATTGAGCCATGATACTTTCTCCTTGAGTTAATTATAGTTTATTTAACGATTCTGCCTTCTTGCATTGCATCTGATATCTCTTTTTCAAATTTATCAAATTCAGCAACACTCATTGCAGCAATCTCCTTTTCTGACCATACTCTCTGTTGCTTTGGTTCTACACTTGTTGTTTTAGTGGAGACCATATCTGCAGCAGATTTTCTAGTCGGTTTAGAAGATGACTTAGCCTTTGGGATATCAATACCAAAATCTTTTTTAAACAAATCTAAAGCACGTGAAGCTAGGTCGGCATCGTTAGCATTTGAGTATATCCAATCTTGAATAACTTTAGGTTGCTCTTTTGCCCAACCATGAAAGTCATCACTGTTTCTGATATCTTCAAAATCAGGATGTCTTTCCATTAACCTTTTTTCTGCATCTTGTCGTACTAACTGATTCTCTCTTTCTTGGAGTTTACTAAGGCGTTCTTCTAGAACTTTTGCTTTAGACTCCGATTGCAAGTGTGCAACAGTTTCTACAACTTCATAAACATCAGGATATTGATTCTTAAATTGTTCTAGTTCTTCTTCAGTTTTTGGAGCTTTATATTCGGTTCTATTTTTAGTAGCTTCCTCTATTAACTCTTGTTCTCTGCTTTTGAACTCATTAAGTTTACTATCGTAATGTTTTTTTAAATCATCGTATCTTTTTTTATAGTCTGGTTTCTTATAAGGTGTATCCTTAGTAGTCTCCAGTTCTTCAGTATTAACACTTCCTTCAGCTTCCACTTCGGTTATGTCGTTACTTTTAAAGAGTTTATTCTTTTCAGAAGGCTCTTCAAAAAACATACTTTGAGATGATACAAAAGGTTTATCGTCTCCTTGGTGCCAATCTTTTTTTGCGTTATAAGGGTTTGGCGTTTCTTCTTTCTGGACTGTATTAGTCATTTTCTATTCTCCTACTCAGGGCTTGTTTCACAAGGTAGCTCTATGTCGACTAGAGGGCTTGTATGTAAAGGTAGCCTTTCGGTTTTTAAAATGATAAAGGGCTGAGTAATTAATTCAGGTAGCTTTATCGTTAGCTTCTTACGTGTTGTATTCTAGGGTCTAACATGTTTCGTGTTACTTCTTCCTGAATCATATCATCTTCACTAGCTCCTAAAGCCGGTGAAGTTGCTTCAGCAGGTTTAGTAATACGAGTTTCTGTTTGAACAACTTTTTCAAGCTGGTCACCCATCATTCCACCATCGTAAGCTTGTTGTCTTTCATCTGCTTTAGCTTCAGCATCTTTCATCATAGACATTAAAGCGTCTTCTCCGATTTCTTCTACAGCTTTTGCAGTAAAGACAAATTCTCCATCAGATAACCTTGCGGGTATACTGTCAGAGACTCCTGAACCCGGACCTTCAACAGGACCAGACCCAGCAAATTCTTGAGCAACATCTATTATCTTATCAAATAACATAGATAGTTCCTCATCTTGTTCTAGTTTGGAAGTTAGCATATCTTCTTCTTCTTCACTTAATGCTTCTTCCATTATAAATCTTGTGTAGTTATCTTCCATTTCTCCATCAGGTTCCATTTCAGATTCTTGCGGTGTTGTCATAACCATCATCATTTGGTCATCTATTGAGCCACCTTCGTTATAACCCATTTTTGCAACAACTTCTGGTGCTTCTTTTCTAAGAGCTTCTATGCCCGGACCACCATCTTTCATTCCTGCTCTTTCTTCTTTTTCTTTTTTAGCAATCATATTAAAAACACTAAATACATTTCCGGGTTCTGCATTAGTTTCTTTTTCTACTCTAGTAATAATTTTTCTTACTTTAGGAGAAGACATAGTATTATTTTGTATAATACTTACTTCTTCTTTTGAAACTCCTAAACCCATTAAGTTATTAATAGCTTCTTGCATAGGGTCTACAACATCTTGACCAGTAGCATAACCCATTCTTTTTTTATCATCTTGTAGTAACATTATGTTTCTTCCTTCCTATTAATTGCTTCTTTAACCTGCTTGTCCAGTTGCTCCAACCTGACCAGAGAACTCACTCTCCCCTGCAACCGGTACATTTCCTGTTCCGATGTTGCCACCGCCAGTGCCTGTAGCTCCAAGTTCTTG